TTTTTCTTGGGTTGTGTTCTACGCCGTTACACAAGTCCCCAAGCACACTGATAATTACTACGCTAACCTCATCTTCTTAACTGTTATCATTCCTAACGCCGCTCGCGCCATCGTCGGTGACATCCCCCGTCTTGCAGTCGATCGCTCTTTCTTTGCTATGGCGACCCTTTTCGCGCTCATCATCACCTTCGCTATTAACGAAATGTGGAAGCGTTCTAAGGATACTGTCAAGAATTTTCATAAGAGTGATAGAAGGAAGCATTTGGAGTTGAACGGTGTTTTAGCTGCCGCTTTCGTTGGTGGTGCTTTACTTACCTACTTCAGTGGTATAGATAATTCTATCTATAACAACATGATGCAGGCTTAAGCCCTGATAATGTAGCTCTTCGCAAAGAAGAAGATGAGAGCGGCTACTCCTCCAGTAGTCGCTAAACCAATCACACTTCTACCCCCTTGTTCGTTAAGGAACTTGGGGATAGAGGTCGCAAGACGATCCTGGATGGGCTTGCTAACGGCAATAGCAGTACAAACCGCTACAACGAGAGAAGTGAGCTGATCATCGGTGAGATTGAGAGGGTTTTTGCTTTCGGGAGCCTCCTCCTTAGTTTTTTGGGAGGGGGAAGGATAAGCAGCTTGAGGTTGAGCAGCGACCATCTGGGGCATAACACCTTGTACCCTGGGATCCTCGGTCATCGCGGGTGGTTCCATCATAATGTCATTAATGGGTGTAGAGTCCATCGTGTCTTTATTTGTACCCATATTTTTTTCCTCTTGTTTAAACGCTGTAGAAGGTTTATCTTGGGTCTGTAATGGTACCATACCTTCACCATCGTCGAAGAGATTCATAGTGTACACGTGTTCGGAAGACATGTTATTATAATCGTATGTTTTCTTGAAGTGTTAAGTGACGCGCCTATTTCTTTTTCGTGATTGTGAGCTTGGTTTTCTTCGTCGTCTTTTTGGCGTCCTGTTCCATTTGATTTATATGCTTTGGATTGTACATCTTTTTATGCATATTCCAAAGTTGAGGGCTACCAACCCTGAAATTTTTCCGAAGAGTTGCCTTGTACCAAAATACACAATCCTGAATCTTGTTAGACTTTACAGTGTTGTCTAACACGAGGCATTCGTAATTTTCTGTACAGGCATCCATCACCTTGCAAAACATATCAAATGAGGGGAATATACCAAAAAAGGATTTGTAAAGCTTCTCTCGATTCTGAATGATATTCTCCCTGAGAATAAAGACATAATCCACGTTAGCTCTAAGTGCTGGTGGTAAGTCCATTACATACTGCATCGTCAACATGAAGAAGATCTTCCAATGACGACCGTTCATAAAACATTGCCTAATACACGTGTCCTTTAGAAACTTGGAGTCATACATACAGTCATCCAAAAGCATGAAAGCTCCACAATTCGTTTTTCCTCCACCCACCAACTTTCTCTGTCTAGCCATAACCCTCTCTATCGCCTCTCTGTCGTAGTCACCATAAACGAATAGGTCAGGAATGAATTCAGAATAAAAGTGATTTCCCTCTTCTGTCCCAGAAAGCACTATCCCCGCTGGTAAATGTTTCTTATGGTACATAATATCCTTAACTAGCGTTGATTTACCTGTATTACGCTTTCCTATGAATACGCAAACCCGATCATCACTGATCGTCTCGGGTTTGAATTTCCTCAACTGAAGATTCATTCTAGTATAGCGCTCCGTTTTATTTACCAAAATTTTACTCATATACAGTAGGAATGGCTGGTCGATTAAGACTTGCTACATCAGGAATCCAAGATCAGTGGTTGACCGGTGAACCACAGTTTTCATATTTCCTGATGAATTTCAAGAGACATACGAAGTTTTCGTTCGACTATGTAGAAAGCCAGTTCGATGGAAAGATTGATTTCGGTAGTCTTCTCACGTGTAGAGTTCCCAATGATAAAGGTGATCTCATCAAGAACTTTAACCTTAAGGTTACTCTCACAAATCCAATACCCAGTGCCAACGTATGGAGTAAATCTATAATATCACATCTTGTAGATTACGCTGAATTGGTTATTGGTGGTCAAGTTGTACAAAAGATTACAGGAGAATACATTTACATGTATCAGCAGCTTCATAGTACAAATGACGATATTGAACAGACTCTGTACTTCTTAAATGGACATGGTAACACGCTTTCGTATACAGGTGAATACTCATACTTTTTAGACTTACCATTCTATTTTTATAGGAACCCTAGCCTATCTATACCGACGTGTGCTCTCACTAAACAAATTGTAGAGGTTCGAATCAAAACGAGACCCTTAAGGGAACTTATACACTTTGGTGCACCAGAAACGATTAATGCTTCTATAAAGAAGTTCTCGTTAGATACAGAATTTGTGTATCTCACTGATGATGAGAAGGGGTTCTTAGTATCTAGACCAATTGATTATGTCATTACACAACTCCAGATTGCCAAGTTCAAAATGAACCCTGGTGAAAACAAAAAGTCTGTGATGTTGAAGTTTTCACACCCCGTAAAGGAACTCATGTTTGTATCACAGTCAGAGGATTCAGTTCAAAATAACTATCCAAATCAATACAATACAATTACGAATGCTGAACTTCGGTTTAACAATGAGGTTGTCTTCAATAGAAACAATCTGTTCCTGACCTATGAACAACCTTTCAAACATCACATAAACGCTCCACAAGCTTCTACTAGTTCCAAATTTGGTATGTATTCCTTTTCCTTACAACCCGAGATGTACTATCCAACCGGGCAGGTGAATATGAGTCGTATATCTCACAAACATCACATAAACGCTCCACAAGCTTCTACTAGTTCCAAATTTGGTATGTATTCCTTTTCCTTACAACCCGAGATGTACTATCCAACCGGGCAGGTGAATATGAGTCGTATATCTCACAAACTGTTCACAATTGAGATTGATCCATTAACTACAACAGACTACAATAACACGCGGGTGTACGCCATAAACTACAATATCCTCAGATTTGAGAGTGGATTAGCCGGTTTAAAATTTTAGGTAGTTATATTAGTAATGGCTGGTAGAATACAGATGCTAACGTCTGGATCCCAAGACAGGTATTTCACGAGGAATCCAGACTACAGTCATTTTGTAGAAGCTTTTAAGAAGCACACAAACTTTTCTACACAGTACGATGATTTAGATCCAGAAAATGAAGCAGATTTTGGGAAAAAGATTAAGTTCAAGATTCCCCAAAATCAAGGTGATCTATTGAAAACATTGAGTGTAAAAATGACTCTACCTGAAATTCCAGGTAGCCCTGTATACGTAGAATCGGCTGGTCATGCCATAATTGATCATGTAGATCTCATCATAGGTGGTACCATAGTTCAACGACTTCATAGTGATTATCTTCAAATATATTCAGAGCACAACGTTACACAAACGAAGCAAAAGGCACTTGAACAACTCATTGGAAAGTATTCACTTAGAACAAGTGATAAATTGGTGGGTGAAGTAGTTACAGGTGGTGGAATACCTAATAGAGGTATCATCATAACAGGTACACTCGGTGCTAGTTCAGATGAAAACTTCTTCGTTGATCTACCCTTCTACTTCTATAAACACCCAGAACTTGCTATACCCCTCTGTGCCATAAACAAGCAAGAAGTTGAGGTTGAAATTACACTTAGAAAATCAGAAGAAATTATGGTTGATATTGATGGTAGTCGTGTTACGTCACCCCCAGCTATACACATTAAGGACTTTAAACTCTCTACAGAAGTTGTATTTTTGGATAAAAGTGAAAGATCCAAGATGCAAAAGATAAAGAAAGACTACATCATAACACAGTTACAACAGAATGTATTTGATATGGGTGTAGGCATTAATGAGGGAACATTCAATCTTGACTTTAGGAATCCAGTCAAGGAACTCTACTTTGTGATTCAAAGACAAGGTACTAGGGGTAATGGTGTATCACATGGTAACTTTGTGACACCATTTGATTACGACAATACGGCTCTTACGGTTGACAACAAGCGCATTCTTTACGAAAACCTCAATTATCTCACTCTAAAGTTTGATGGCCAGGACATTATTACAGAGGAAACTGGCAATGTACTAATGTTGAAAGCTGTCCAAGCGGCTATACATCACTCCAAGACACAACTCATTAGGAGATTCTATTCCTATAGCTTTGCTTTACAACCAGAGGAGGCCTATCCAACTGGACAGGTAAATATGAGTAACGTAAAAGAGCAATTACTACACCTAAGTCTAACATCGTGTCCAGATTTTGCCAGACAAATTAGAGTTTACGGAGTGAGTCACAACATTCTTCGTGTTGGTGAGGGAATTGCGCAATCTCTTTTTACTCTTAAATACTAAAGATGAATATGCAAAGTGGTTTTGGTGATGCTGGTGACCGAATGGCTGAACAGTACATTGAAACAATGACTAACATTCTTCTTCCTGTTTTTGAAAAGGGTACCTTGCTCGCAGCCGAATATTGCAAGGCTTGTGGGAGAAATACATTACTCTCAGAAGACATGGAATATGCGATGAAATACTGTGCAATGAACGCAGTTGGTGAGACTGTTGGAACTATGTTCCCAGATCTATATGAAGATATGTCTGATGAATCAGAGGATGATGAGATGGAGGTTGTAGATGCTAATGAGTGTCCCACATTTGAGAGATACTCGGGTACAGATCCACAGTTCATACAGATTAACGAGGCATACGATCGTTGGGATTCATGGGTGCCTCAAAATCCGACAGAACAGATGTTAAAAAATGCTATTAATAGTAATGAGCCAATGGGAGCCTGAAGGTTGGAATTTCTCTGATTCAGGGGTAAAATTACATATTTATGGTGAAAACGACGATTCAGACAGTAGCTCTAGCGGAGATATATCAGGGGACGATCAACTCTTTGCGAATTCAAAAAACGCTAAAAAGACTAAATATAAAAAAATTGAAAAGGAAGAATTATTACCAGAATAAATAATTTTCCTAACCTATAGTATACTACTCACGATGAAGGCGGCTATGCAAACTGTCACCCTTGTTACCCAGGAGCTGGAGACCCAGTCTCTCAACGCGATTGTTGCTGGTTTCTCTTTCGCGGCGGCGATGTCCTGGATGGATGTTGTTCGTTTCATCATTAACCAGGTCATTAAGGTGCCCAAGAATGGTGGTGCCCAGTACGCGCTCACTGCGGTGCTTACTACCCTCCTCTCTATCGCGGTCTACATGATGATCTCCACCGTGTCTACTCGCGTATCCAAGCCTGCTCAGCCCGTCTATGCCATTACCCGCTAAGTGGGTGGTGGAACGGGTGGGGCTTTGGAGCCCCCTTTCATAAGAAACATCATTACAATACCGAAGAAGGCAATAATGCCTATGTAAATATAGACTTCCTGGTTGTACAGAATCTCACTTCCCAGATTCTTTACTTTCTCCTTTTTCTTCTTTTTCGCAAACTTATCCAATGGAACTTTAGTTAGACCTTCAAGCTTGTCTGTGGAACACTTAATTTCAAATTTCAAGACGTGATCAGTGTTTCCAACTTCATATGTTGTGAGAACGCCGTTATTCATGTACAGAAATTCAATTCTTAAATCTTTGATGACCTTCTGTGGTCCAGAGTGAAATCGGTGTACGAGAGGATCATCAGAACCGTTAAATGTTATACTGGTTGTACCATCGAGAAGTATATGGCCAGTGTAATGCGGAGTTCCTACATACACAGACTGATTAAGTTCATCTGAACCCGAAGACAGTCTCAAAATTAAAGAGTTTGGTGAAGGTGATTGCGGTGTAGGAATACGTGCAGACATAAGTCGTATCTCCTCGACGTGATATATGGGATTTTCTAACGCAATGACGTAGTTATTGGAGTTTGGGTATACACTCGAATCACGCTGACTACTATCTATGCTTAGGCTATGAACCTTCATTAAAATATAGGCACAATATTTTAATGAGTGTTTTCAACAGTTTGAGACAAATGTCTAACGATAGAGGGCATGTGAAAGAGGGTTGTTTTGTAACTGCTTGGCGGCGAGACCAAGATTCTTGGAGTTGGGATTTTCGTTGCCCTTGTAAGGGTTGAACTGATGAAACGTCTTGCTCTGGTACTGTTGGGTCCATCCACCGTCAGCTGCATTCATACGTCCATCAATACGCGAGGTGTCACTGCGAACCGCTGTAAGTTTACCACCTTGTTTGAGGGCGCTCTCACGAACATTCATACGACCAGCGTTGCCCATCCGGTTTGGCTTGCCTCTACGATCTTCTGGACGGAAACCATACTTGGCGAGTTCCTCATTGGTCTTAGCACTGACTCGGCTAGCAACACCAGTGGCGTAAGCACCGTGGAAACTGTGAATACCTGGGGCTGGCTGGTTGTTGTACATGTACTGCTCATCGTTACGATCAGCCTTGAACCTCGTGGGATCTTGGGCGAGCGTCTGAGCCGAAACCATACGCTTAGCACCATTGTACCCTAAACCATCATTGCGCATACCAGTTTCGGAACGGTTGGTGGTTCTCTTAGTTCTCTCATGCTCATTGCGGGGAACGACACCTGTCATGCCCTGAGCACGACCAGCCATAGTAGGTAATCTAGAGGGTAAGTAGGAGGTTGTCTCAGGCTTGTTATGAGTAAGTTGACCAACCTTGGCAGAGCGACCACCGGTGATATCCGCAGCTGGACCAGAACGTCCTGGTAAAGTCGTAAGACGGTACTCACCAACATTAATGGGGTTAACCCTAAACATCTGCTGATATCCACCAACAGCTGGTACATTGGGATCAACACCTAGACCGGGACCAACCAGTTGCTTCTCTACTGGGGAAAGGTTATTCATACGCCCCTGATCAAACATACGACCACGCATGTCAAGTAATTCCTGTCCACCACTTCGTTGCTGACGACCAATATCCGCGAAACTCGCCATCTCCTTCTTGGATGGGACTTCTACTCGGGAAACAAAATCATTCTCTTTGAATGTAGGGGGGAGAGCGGGGCCGGCCCCACTATCATTTGCTAACGTGATATTTGCCTCTGGACTATAGTTTTCAGTCTTGGACTTACTTAAAG